ATCTGGAGTAGAGGGCCTATATTCTGACCCCCAGGTGACTGCCCAAGTTAGTCCCTTAGTTGATACGGACCTCATCTACTCGACATTAAATGAGTGGCCATTTAATGGTGGAGTGGTGCCTGCAGGGGCCTTAGCTGATGGATCTATTAATGCTGCCAATCTCTTCGGTCCAAATGTCATAACTCAGAATGCAATTTCTGCCAATGCTATTGGTGCTACTCAAATTGCTGCTGGCGCTATTATTGCTGGAAAAATTGGTGTAGACGCCGTAACAGCAAATACTATTTTAGCTGGAGCAATTACTGCTGCAAAAATTGACACAAATGCCGTTACTGCAGACAAGATTTTAGCTGGAGCAATCACTGCAATAAAAATTGACTCTAATGCAATCACTGCAGACAAGATTGATGCAGGAGCAATTACTGCAACAAAATTAGCCACAGACATTGTTCTTTCCGGATTAATTAGAACTGCCACTTCTGGCGCTCGCATTGAAATTAGGGGAGCTACCCAGGCTAACCCTGGAATTGTATCTTACAACGGATCTGGCGGAACATCCTTTAGGTTTTATGCTAATGGCGTATCTTATTTAGATGATGTTTTTATTGACAATGCTACTCTTAGTGGTACATTAACTGTTAGCGGTAGCGTAAGCGGTGGTTCGTTTGTTGGAGGTACGTTTAGAACTGCTTCTGGTACCGGACAAAGAGTAATCATATCTGGAACAACTAACCGAGCTGCTTTCTACAATACTGGAGATGCTGATGCTTCTCCAACTGGATATATTCAGGGAACTGGTAGCGGCTTGTTTATAAATGCAGCAAGCTCTGGTAGCCTTGCAGTTGGCGGTACTGCAATATTTAGCTGGAACTCAACTGGTGTAGCTCTTAGCCCTGGCGAGAGATTTAACAGTGCAATAGACGCAACCGGGGCCATTAGCTCGGATACTTCTATTCAAGCAGGAACTTTCATTAGATCTGGAAATGGAACCGGATCTACGTTAAATACAAACGGTAATATAACCGTTGCCGCATTTACTACCAGTGCCTTGGCTGCTAACGTTCGTGGCTCTAATGGTGCAGTTTTAGCTCTGTTTTCCTCAGATGCTAGGATAAAGAGAAATATAGAAACAATAACCTCTGGCCTAGAAGTTGTTTCTAGAATAAATCCAGTTACTTTTGACTCTATAGTTGATGATACAGATAAAAGAATTCCAGGATTTATTGCTCAGGAATTAGAGGAAATTTTTGATGAAAATCTAGCAATTGTAACTAAAATTGCTCCAGGAAGCACTGATATACCGTTTGATGTTGGAGATGATCCTCTTAGATCGGTTGAGCACATACACTTAATGCCATATCTTGTTAGAGCTATTCAAGAGTTGTCTGAAAAAAATAACGAATTACAAGCTAAAATAACTGCACTAGAGGAGAGATAGTTTGGAAGAGAATGTAGAAAAAGAAAGCGTTGATATAGCTATTCTTTTAGAAATTACTAGAAAAAAGTTGATTTTTGAGACCATAAGATCCACTGAGCTAGAAGCACTGGTTTTAGAGCTAAAAAGTAAAATTTCGGAGCTAGAAGCAAAATAAAATGTTAGAAGTTCGTGATGGAGATAGGGTACTTCAGTTTAACGGCACCTTACTTGCTAAGTCTAGCTCGCAGAGGCGGGGGGCCTATAGATGGATAGAGTTTGAGCTATATAGGACAGAGTCTGGCTCGTATATTTTATCTAGGATAGGAGTTTCTTTATTTTTTCATGGCGCGGCATGCTCATTAGTTTCAAAATATAAATTAAATGAGGTTTTTTCTCATCAGTTAAGTTTTAATTCAGTCCCATGTCCAGAGTGTAACCCGGATGAGAGTCTAGACTTAGTTTTTCCAGAGAAGTATAGATATTGGGCTCAGGTTAGTGACCAACCAGAGGCGGTATTGGATGCGTTGTACAAATATGATGACAATGGAGTTAGATATCTGACGGGGGTGGCTCAAAGGTTATTGAAGGACGCATCAAGAGTTGACTTCGAGATTGCTAGTGTATATAATGTTGAAATAATTCCATAACTAATACGAAAGACACAAATGACAACAGGACTAGAAGGAGTCCAGCTCCACCTAGTTGATTCAGTAGAAAAAGCTAGTGACTTCATTACTTGGCTTGGCGAGCGCCGACCTTTAAATGCTATTGCTATAGACACTGAAACTGGAGAACTTCCAGGCAATCCTAAGGCTCATGCTCTATCGCCCTGGCATGGCCGACTAAGACTTGTGCAAGTCGGAGATGCTCGCACTGGGTGGGCCATACCTTGGGATGACTGGAAGGGCGTTTTCTACAACGCCATGAGTAGATTTGATGGGCCTATTGTTTGTCATAACATTGCTTTTGAGGCTAAGTGGTTTGATCAACAATCAAGTTGGAAGATGCCATGGCACCGCTCTCACGACACAATGCTTATGGCAAAAATTATTGACCCGCTTGGCTCGGGGGCACTAAAAAGTCTTACTGAACTCCACGTTGATTCTAGAGCTGCAGCCCTTCAATCTCTTCTAGACCGAGGGCTTACGGACAATGGTTGGAGTTGGGGAACTGTCCCGATTAACTATGAGCCGTACTGGGCATATGGTGCACTTGACCCTGTCTTAACTATGAAGCTTTTTGAGAGATTCTGGGAAAGCTGCGCTCCGGGAAAGCCATATAGCTACGCTTATGAGCTAGAGATGAATACTCGAAGAATTGCAACTCAGATGGAACTCAATGGTGCAAGACTTGACTTGGATTATTCCAAGAAAAAATACGAAGAACTAATCAAGTACACAGGCGATGTAGCATCGTGGGCAAAAAATTCTTATGGAATAGGAATTGGTAGCAACCAACAATTAGTGGTGCAGTTTGAAAAACTTGGTGTAGACATAACCGAAAGAACTGAAAAAGGTCAAAAATCCGCAAATGCTGATCAACTTAAAATGATTGTTCGAGATGGGAACTCGGAAGCAAAGCAGTTGGCAGAGTCTACTCTTAATTATCGACAAGCTCTTAAGCTAGCCAACACCTATTTCTTAAACTTTTTAAATGACAACATTGATGGGTATGTTCACCCCTCGGTTAACACCATGGGGGCCCGCACTGGGCGTATGTCGATTCAGAATCCCGCACTACAGACTCTACCTAAGGGCGACGACACTGTACGTCGTGCGTTTCTCCCTAAGGATGATGACCACGTAATCGTGACTTCCGACCTTGATCAGGTTGAGTTCCGAATGTTTGCGTCTCTTTCTCAGGACCCGAACCTAATTCAGCTATTCCTTCGCTCTGACGCTACTGGCTCAGATCCGTTCACTGAAATTGGTCGTGAGGTTTATCAGGATCCAACAATGATGAAGTCTGATAAGCGTCGTGCACTAATTAAGGGAGTTGTGTATGGGCGTTTATATGGTGCTGGCGTCGCTAAGCAGGCTCTTACCGCAGGCGTGCCAGAAGAGCAGATGCGTGCAGTATCTAATGCATTTGATGAGAGCTACCCAGGTATGCAGAGATTCCAAAAAGCAGTTGAACAAAGAGGATTAATGCGTTTGGAGACAGAGGGGCAGGGGTATGTAAATACCTGGACTGGTCGCCGCTTGCCTTGTGATGAAGATAGGGTATATACCCTTGTTAATTACTTGATTCAAGGTGGAGCTGCCGAAATTTTTAAGGCCAACCTAATAAAGCTGGACCAAGCAGATTTAACTGATTTGCTAATTGTTCCAGTTCATGATGAGATTGTTCTCAATGCCCCCAGGAAGGACGCAGAAGAGATAAAACAACTCGTTAGGAAGTGTATGACTACCTCGGATGGCTGGGCTGTTCCGCTAACCGCAGACGTGGATGGACCCCTAGAAAACTGGGGCGCTAAGTATGCATAGATATGTCCTAGCTATCGACCCAGGGAAGACCACGGGGATGGCCCTATTTAGCCACCAAATGGGCTCTGAGCCCCTTTTAGAGTGGTCTAAGGAGCTAGAACAGGACGAAGTCGCTGAGGCCGTACGGGGCGTTTTATGGGCCCCTGATAAGAGGTTTCACCTAGACGTAGTCTGTGAAAGATTTGTTATAAATGCTCAGACTGTGAGAAATTCTCAGGCTCCATACTCCCTAGAGGTTATTGGGATCGTAAAGCAGTGCCTAAAAGATAACGGGCGTCCAATGGATGATATTTTCTTTCAAGCCCCGGCTGATGCAATGACAATGTTTGACAATAAGAAGCTTAAGAAACTAGAATACTGGCACGTTGGCGGAGGAGGTCATGCTTTGGACGCAATCCGACACGCCCTACTTAGATGCGTAAAAAATGGGTGGAAGCCAGTAAGATTACTGAGTGAATAAAATATTATCAAAAAATAGTAGCGAACCAAGCAACTTTTGTGATAATATGTATGTAGTGACGATTGGAGGCCCTTTTGGGCGTTTTTGTAGAGCTAGAAGATAACCACATAGTTATTAACGCTGAGTGGCGTTTAAAAGAGGTTTGTAGGGCTCTTCCGGGTTCGAGATGGGATTCAGACAGAAACTTGTGGAGAATCCCTCTATCTTGGACTGGGTGTCTTTCCCTTCGTTCAACTTTTGGGCAGCAGTTAGAAATTGGACCGAATCTCGCCGAGTGGGCAAAAAACGAAAAGGCAACAAGAATTGACCCCTCAAATATTCTTAGGGAAATAGAAGCTTCAGACGAAGGGGATGAGGACCTATTCCCACATCAACGCGCTGGCGTTAAGTTTTTAGCTACAGCTAAAAGAGCTCTTTTGGCAGACGAGCCTGGTCTAGGCAAGACTGCACAAGCAATTAGAGCTCTTAAAGCTCTAAAAGAGAACGGCGAGGAAGTCTTTCCAGCTCTAATTGTCTGTCCAAATACTCTAAAAACAAACTGGGAACGAGAGTTTGATAGATGGTGGCCAGGTATTGATGTTCAGGTAGTTAAAGGATCTGCTACGCAAAGACGCAAAGCCTTTGATCACGAGGCTCAGGTATATGTTGTTAACTGGGAGTCCCTGCGCACCCATTCAAGACTAGTCTCTTATGGATCAATTGCCTTGGCCCATTGCGTTGAGTGTGGTGGACATGATTCTAAGATTACTCCAGCCCGTTGTGAAGTCCACAAGAGAGAGCTTAATTTGATTGATTTCAAGTCTGTAGTTGCAGACGAAATTCACAGGTCTAAGGACCCTAAGTCTAAGCAAACTAGAGCTCTCTGGTCTGCGTCTGGAAATGCCCAAATTAGGTTTGCGCTAACTGGTACTCCGATTGCTAACACTGTCGTGGATCTCTGGCCTATCTTGCACTGGCTAGATGAGAAGGAGTGGCCGAGTAAGACTAAGTGGTTAGATCGATACGTAAACACTATGATGAATGCTTTTGGTGCACTAATGATCCTTGGACTAAAGCCAGCTATGGAAACAGAATTTTTTGCCGGCATCAACCCCAGAATGAGAAGAATGCTGAAGGCTAAGGTATTGCCTTGGTTGCCAGAAGTAATCAATGACCGTCGCGACGTCGAAATGGGGGCTAAGCAAGAAAAAGCCTACAAGCAAATGCTAGACAATATGATGGCAATGCTAGAAGCTGTATCTGAAGAAGAGCTTCAAAGCTATGACTTAGATTCTGGTTCTTTTGGTGGAGATTTAGTAGTTGCATCTAATCCAATGGTTCAAGCAGGTAGGCTCATCCAATTTGCTAGTGCCTATGGTCAAATTGAGATAACTGAACAAGGGGAGAAGATGTTATTGTCTGACCCATCCTGTAAGGTTGACGCTCTGATGGATGATATTGACAATGGCGACTTTGGCGACGATTCTGTTGCGGTATGCGCAGTTTCTAGGCAGCTAATTGAGCTACTTAGTGCTCGAATGACCAAGGAAGGCATTAGACACGGGCTAATCACTGGGGCCCAAAATGAAACAGAGCGTCAACAAGCAATTGATGATTTTCAGTCTGGAAGAATTAAGTGGATTCTTTTTACCGCTCAGGCTGGTGGTGTTGGTGTCACCTTGACAGCGGCACGTCGACTTGTTATGCTTCAGAGACCATGGTCACTTGTTGACTACAAGCAGGCCTTGGACCGAGTTCACAGAATTGGTTCTGAGATTCACGATTCAATCCTCATTACTGATTATGTGACTGAGGGAACAATTGAAGAAAAAGTAATTGAAACTTTGGGAGCTAAAGACTACAATTTTCAACAAGTTGTAAAAGACAAAGAGCAGCTCTTAAAGATCCTAAAAGACAGTAAGGAATCGTTGTAATGGCCGATCCAATTAGAATCTCCAACTCCGAGATTCAAACATTTAAAGATTGCCGTAGGCGGTGGTGGTTTACGTACTACCGCAGGCTTCGTCCTAAGGTCGAAGAATTTACTGGAGCTTTAGCTCTTGGATCAAGAATTCACGAGGCTTTGGATAGATACTATTCAACGGGACAGCCATTACTCGAGGCGCACGCTGATTTAGTAAAAGAAGACCTAAAAAAGATGAATGATGGCTATCGAGACACTTCAACTCTAGAGACTGAGGCCGAGCTTGGCCGAGTAATGCTTGAAGGCTACCTCGAGTGGGTAGAGCTAAATGGTATTGACGCTGAGCTAGAAAAAATCTCTACGGAAGAAGTAATTGAACGTCCAATGATGGATGGCCGTGTTACTCTTCAGGGAAAGATTGACATGCGTGTTCGTCGCAAGATTGATGGCGTACGCATGTTTCGTGACTTTAAGACCGTGGGTGGATCATTTGCAGACTTTGGCTCTCAAGCTCATATGAATGAGCAGATACTCACTTACATGATTTTAGAAGAAGCCCAGAATCAAGAAGGCGAACGCTCTGAAGGCGGAATATTTACTATGCTTCGCAAGGTAAAGCGTGGAGCTTATGCTAAGCCACCGTTTTACGAGCAAATTGAGGTTCGTCACAATAAGTTTGCACTTCGCTCTTTCTATGAGCGCCTTGAAGGCACCTTGGAGGACATCTTAAAAGTTAGAGATGCCTTAGATGCTGGAGAGAGCCATTTCCGTCACGTATACCCAAGACCAAGCCGTGACTGTAAGTGGAAGTGTCAATTCTTCGCTATTTGCCCGTTGGTTGACGACGGAAGCGCCGCAGAGGCTGCAATTAGCGATGCGTTTGTGGTCGCCGACCCTTACGGATATTACGGAATCGAAGAAAAGAAGGGAAGTGAGTAGATGAGCAGTTCAGTAGATCGCAGTTTAACAATTATGGTTTATGGCGAATCTAAGGTCGGTAAGTCGACTTTTGCTGTAACAGCCCCATACCCACGCCTAATGCTTGACGTTGAAGGTGGACACAGGTTCCTACCAATTCACGTTAAGTACTGGGACCCGCTTACTGAAGAGCCACCACTAGCTGACGGAACTTGGGACACAGTTGTAGTCCAAGTGCGTGACTATGACGTCGTTATGAAGGCGTTTCAGTGGCTTCAAAGCGGGAAGCACCAGTTCAAGTCCTTGATTATTGACTCCATCTCGGAGCTCCAGGTCAAGTGCATGGACAACATCGCAGGCACAGAGCAAATGAAGATGCAGCAGTGGGGCGAACTACTTCGCCACATGGGCGCACTTCTTCGTGACCTCCGTGACCTAACGATGCACCCAACCCAG